AGATCTGCGGGCGCGACCGAGATGAAAGCACGGTCGCGCCCCTTTCCCCTGGCAGAGGAGTACACAGCATGACGGACGGCCAGCCGCGCAACACCGCGCCGCGCGTGGCGTACCGGTACGTGGCCGGGCGACCCTTGAAAGGGCAGCCCGGCCACCCGTACCTGCGGCCCGGCCCGGCCCGGCTCGCCGGATGGCAGCGGCAGGCGTGGCGACTCGGAGCGCCGGCGGCGGCGCTGCTCACCGCCGAGTTCCCCGTGCCGGCCGCGGTGGCCGCCGGCGCCACGGTGGCCGTCGTGGCGTGGCGCGGCCGCCGGATTGTGGTGCGGCGCCGGTTCCTCGCCGAGTACGTCGCGCCGACCCTGGCGGCGATGAGTCCCGCGCTGGGCGTGGACGAGGGCGCCGTGCGGCTGTACGTCGACCCGTCGCTCGGCAACCTGACGCCGCGGCTGGCCAAGCCGCTGTCACCGTTCGAGCAGGCGGCGAGGCTTCGGTACGGCGAGCATGTCGAGCCGGTGCTGCGCTGGCTGCCCGACCAGCTACAGCGCGGCGTGTGGGCGATCCAGCGCGCCGCCCGCCCGGCGACGCAGCGGCTCGAGGTGTTCCGGCGGCCGGGCGAGCAGCTGGGCCCGCGCATCGAGCTGACCGTAGAGACCCCGTATCTGACGAAGGAGCAGCGACAACTCGTGTCCTCCATCATCTCCAGCAAGATCCCGGCCGGTGACCTGGTCGAGTCCTGGTATCAGGTCGGGCGCCGGGTCCGTGCCCGGTGGACGGTCCGCAAGCGGCCGCCGGCGCAGGTCGGTCACGTCCAGGTGCTCGAGCACATGGCAAGCCTGAAGGAGTGGGAGTTTTACGTCGGCCAGGGTGCCGGCGACCAGGCGGTCGTCATCTCGCTGCGCGACGACTCCCCGCACATCGCGGTCAGCGCCGGGTCGGGCGCCGGCAAGAGCGTGCTGGCCCAGCTGCTGGCCGTGCAGGTGCTGCGCCGGGGCGGCCGGGTGGTCATCCTGGACCGCAAGGGCTCACACCGGTGGGCGCTCGGGCAGGCCGGGGTGGACTACTGCACGAAGCCGGCCCAGATGCACGACGCGCTGCTGCGGCTGTCCGCGATGGCCGACCAGCGCAACGACGACGCGCTGCACGAGGCGGAGGACTGGGATCCGGGCCCCCGGCACCTGCTGATCTGCGAAGAGCTCAACGCGACGATCGGGCAGCTCACCAACTACTGGGCGGAGACCCGCGAGAAGGGTGAGCCGAAGCGCTCCCCCGCCGTCGCGGCGCTGGCCGACCTGCTCTTCATGGGCCGCTCGGCGAAGGTCAACGTCCTGGCGATCGCGCAGATGCTCACCGCGCGGGCGATCGGCGGCCCCGAGGCGCGGGAGAACTTCGGCATCCGCTGCCTGGCGAGGTACACGGCGAACAACTGGAAGATGCTGGTGCCGGAGGCCTCCATGCCGAGGGCGAGCCGGACGCTGGGCCGCTGGCAGGTCGTCATCGGCGGTCAGGCCGTCGAGGTCCAGGTGGCCTACCTCAACACGGCACAGGCCAGGGCCCTGGCAAAGCCGCCGGAGGGCCCTGATAGCGCGCTGAGCAGCAATGTCCCCGGGGACGGGGACATGATGACCTTGCGGGACGCCATCGACGCCGGCGTGCTGCCGTGGCCGTCGTACGAGGCGACGAAGAAGCGGCTGCAGCGCAACGTCGGCCGGGTGCCACCGGCCCGCGGGAAGCGCGGGAACGCGGACCTGTACGCGCGTGCCGACCTGGACGCGTGGGCGGAGAGCTGCGCGCAGGTCTGACCCCGGACACAGCAAAATCCGCCCCCCGACCCGAAGGTCGAGGGGCGGCGCTGTTTGGTGCGTCGGGTGGTGGAGCGCTCAGAACCGCGCCGGGGCGTCCGAGCCGAAGCCGACCGCGGTCGCCGTCCGGGGCGACACCGCCGGGGCGAGCTGGATGCCGAGCGCGCTGGCCACGGCGAAAGCGATGAGGAGCCAGTCGTTGCTGTCGACTCCGCCGACGATGACCGTGGTGGCCACCTGGAGCCCGGCGAGGATCGCGCCGATCGCCGTCTTGGTCCAGGGCGCCGACGGCACCAGCGGAACGATGTAGGTCAGCAGCGCGGTGCACAGGGCGATGCCGATGGCGACGCCCTCGGACGCGTCGACGTGGTGATCGCCGGAGAGCTGCGCCACGGCGACGACGGCGACCGCGTACAGCGCGGCGACGATGGACTTCCCGTAGACCTGCATGACGGATCTCCGATCGGGTGATGATGGGTTGATGGTGCGGTTGATCCCGGTCGAGCGAAAAGGCCGGACCGTGTGGATCGAGGACGCGCCGACCGCGTGCCCGGCCGGCCACGAGCAGCTGGTGCCGACGACCGGCGGGTGCCCGGTGTGCGGTCAGCCGGTACGGCTGTGGGAATGCCGGGCCGAGGGCTGCACGGCGCCGGTGCTGTACGACGACGAGCACGTGCACCGCTCGCGCCGGTGAGGGGCGAGGGCGCCCGGGGTCGACTACGGCTCGTTGTGCCAGCGCTGGGGGCCGTAGTCCACGCGCATCGAGATGGCCTTAGCCGCCGCCGCCCGCCAGGCGCCCTGAATCGTCTCGCCCAGGTTCTCCCAGGCGGGCATATCGCGGCCGTCGAAGGTCTTGCCGCCGGTCGCCTCGGCATAGGCCTCGTACGACCCCTGGGCCAGCTCGTTCTCGTTCGGCAGCTCGGGCTTGGGCACGGTGTTCCTCTCGATCATGGTTACGTGGTGCCGGTGACGGTCAGGTGATCAGGCCGCTCGGGTACGGCGGCGGAGGCGGCGGCTCGCCGTCGGCGATGTGCTTGCGCAGCTGGCCGATGTAGTCGCCCTGGATCCGCTGCGTGCGCTCCAGCTGGCCGACGCGACCCCGCAGGGTGCCGATGTCTTCCTGGTGCTGGTCGATCATCTTCTGCGCCGCGTCGGTCCGGTTGTTGCGCCGCGACGCCAGGTACCCGAACCAGCCGACCAAGGCCGCGCCGGCCGCAGTGATCACAGCTGCGACGATCGGACTCACGAAGGCCCCTTAGCCTGCAGTCCACCGCCGATGACGTACACGAAGCCGGCCAGCGCGAGCCAGACGGCGGCCGAGACGTACCCGCGGTCGACGTCGCCGGCCAGCCAGCCCGCGCCGATGAGCAGCCCCCACCAGGCGGTCACGCCGATCATCGCGCCGAACGCGATGCTGTCGCGCTCGAGGAACGCGCACACCGCGCAGAGGGCGCCCGCGCCGCCCCACAGCGCGGCCCAGAACCACAGCGGGAGGACCGACTGCGCCCAGGCATAGGTCGGGCCGATCGGCTGGGCCGGGTCGAGCAGGCCGTAGCAGTAGACGCCGCCGAGCAGGGCGAAGAAGAGCAGCGCAGCGCCGCGGCGGCCGACCCGCTCTCGCATTAGGCGACCGGGGACTGCGGCGCCGTGGCGAGGATGCGGCCGATCGCGGTGGCCCGGTCGCCGAGCGCGGCCTGCAGTGCGGCGGCGAGCTCGGCGTCGGACTCGGTGCTGCCGCTCAGGCCCTCGAGGACGCCGGCGACGATCGCGGACTCGTCGACGTCCTGGCCGGCCGCCTTGGCCGCATTGGCGTAGGCGGTGGCGAGGACGCCCAGGGTGGTCAGGTTCGCCGGGATGCCGCGGCCACCGTACTGCCACGGCCGCGCCTGCAGCTGCGCCGCGACGTCCTTGTCGGTGGTAAGGAGGCCCTTGATCCAGGCCTTGTCCTCGGTGCTGAGTGCCATGTCGTCCTCCTCGGCTACGCCCCACGGGCGGGTGTCGGCTTCCGGGCCGCTCTCGTAGCGAGCGGAGAAGTGCGCGTGGTTGGTGTGCGGGTCGGCCAGGGTGTACGGGCGCCACGTCCAGCCCCAGGATCGCGATGCGATCTGCCGGTTCCAGATCACGTACTTCAGCCGCCCGACCATGGTGGGGCTCTCGTACTCCGCCTTCTCGCGGGCGACGAGCTCCCGGACCATGAGGTTGAACGCGCTGAAGTCGGTCACGCTGCCGGGCCACGGCCCCGAGCTGTCGATATCGAGGGCGTGTACCTCGTTCTTGCTGTCCGCGTCGTGGTCGCGCAGAACGTCCGAGTCCTCGTCCGGGGTGTGATCGGACGAGCTGGTGTGCGCGCTGTCGCCGATCGAGCCGTCGGCGCCCTTGTCGCGGTTCGGGCTGACCTGGTCGAACTCTTCGCGGAGCGACACCAGGCAGGGAACCAGGGTCCAGGCGGCCATCGCTACCGCTCCTCTGCCAGGCCGTACGCCGGGTCGCTCAGGACCCGATCGACGGTCTCTATTCGGCGAGTCTGACGCTCGACCAGCGGGTGCTCCTCGGCGAGACCGCTGTCGAGAAGGCGCTGGCGCTCGGCCTTGTAGCGCTTCCTATCGGCCTCGAAGTCGGCTCTTGTCCAGCTGGCCATCGTCATCCCTCCCGATCAGACGCAGGCCCGGGCGGCCCGGGACCCGTAGTAGGCGACCTGCGACAGCCGGCCGACGTCGGAGAAGTTGGCCGTGGTGAAGGCGTCGGCCTCGTCGAGCCACCGATCGCCGAGCACGCACCACACCGTGGTGTTGCCGGACATCGCCGTCGGCGCGGGCGGCAGCCCGGCCAGGCGCATGTAGACGATCGGGGTACCAGCGGCGCCGTCGGGCTCGGTCGTCAGCGCCACGTACGCGGCCGAGTAGGCCACCGGGTACGCCAGGTCGTACATCGACTCGGCGTTGTACGAGTTGTGGTCGGCGTCCTGCGGGGTCGGGGCCGTGCTGTCCTGGTACGGCCAGAAGCGGGTGCTGGCGTTGTAGGCGCTCAGCTCCCGCTTGGCGATCCCCTGGATCAGCCACCACGGGATGGCGAAGCCATCCTTGCCCGCCTCGAGCAGCCAGGCCGCCGCCCCGGCGTTGACGTTGTGGACGCATCTGCCGGGCACCGCGTCGGCGGCGGCACGGGAGTAGCTCAGGCACCGGCCCGCCGAGGTGTCGATGCGTGGGGTCGAGACGAGCAGGTCGTAGATCTGCTGGACCTTCGCCCGCGGCACGACGCCGGCGCGCATCCCGTCGAGCAGGGCCGGGCCGACGTGGCCGGCCAGCGTCACCGTGTACGTCGTCGTCGCGGGGTTGACGCTGCCGTCGCCGCCCGCGTCGTACGCCACGCCGATGCCGTAGCCGCCGTCCGGGTTCTGGGTGGCGTACAGCCGGGTCAGGTAGGCCTGGGCGGCCGGGTCCTGCCAGCCGTCCGGCGACAGCCACGCGTGGGCCTGCGCCGCGTACGCCAGAGTGCTCGAGCGCTGAACGCCGGTCGCGAGGACGTCCATGCGGTCCGCGGCGCGCTGGGCGATCGCCCGCCACTGCTCGGCGCGGGTCGGGTCGGCCTTGCCGGCGGCCGGAAGAGGGCACAGAAAAGCCGCCGTGAGAACGGCGGCTGAAAGGGCGGCGAGGCGGCGTCTCATAGCGGGATCACCAGCAGCTCTCTCTCGTCGAAGGTGGCCGTGCCGGTGTTGAAGAGCGCCGCGTACTTGGCCGAGAAGGTGTTGCTGCCAGCGGTCAGGGTGCCGCCGAACATGCCGACGTAGGACCCCTTGCTGTTCTCGCTCGCGGCGCCGGACATGACCCGCAGCGACCGGTTGACGTCGGCGGCGATCGTCGACGCGGACGACACGGCCACGCCCATGTAGCAGCCGTTCGCAGCCTGGGTGTTCAGGCAGAAGCTCGACACCGCGAAGATCGCGCTCGTGCCGGTGGTCAGGCTGTTGACGTTGGGCCCGACCGTGGTCAGGTCGACAAAGCTCGTCGACGTCGTGCCCTGGCCGCCGCCGGTCACCCGGCCGATCGACGGGATTCGCTCGGCGATCGCATTCGCACCGGTCGTGACGAAGATGCGGCCGGTCGCGGTGGCCTTCGCCGGGGCGGTCTCGGCGAGGTTGTCGCGGACGCTCGCGTTCCACTGCGCCGCGGTCAACGCCGCGTTGCTCACCGCCGTAAGTGCTGTGCTCCACGCCATGGGTCAGGCTCCGATCGCGACAGGGTGGGAGTCGATGACGAGGGGCTCGTCGAGCAGGCGCAGGCGGACCTGACCGCCTGCGGTGTCGAGGACCAGCCGGGACGCCGACGCGCCGAGCTCGGGGTGCGCGACCAGCGGCACGCCGTGGCGGATGTTCTCCAGCCACAGGTCGTCGGTGGTCTCGCCGGACACCCAGTTCCGGGTGGTGACGTCCGGGCGCAGGATCAGCAGGTGCTCGATGAGCGCGGTATCGGCCGGCCAGATGACGTCGGCGAGGTGGCCGCAGTCGTCGCAGCGGAAGCCCTCACCGGGGTTGAGCTGGCGGGCGGAGTAGCAGCCGCGGGCCGGGCACCGGACGATCCACCTGCCCCAGTTCGCCTCGGCGTACGCGATCCCGGCCAGTGCGGGCAGCGTCATATGCAGAACACCCCCTGGTCGAAGCCGTGACCAGAGGCCTGGTCGAAGAGGAACATGTTGGCCGGGTTGTCCGAGCCCGCCTGGGCGAACAGGCCGTCGTTGAAACCCCGGCCCGCCACCCCGAACGTAAACGGGGTCGTCACCACGGTGGGCACCTTCTCCAGCCCGAACGTGGTCTTGTGCTCGGTGCCGCCCTGCGTGATCCGGTGCGCGATCTGCTCGATCCAGCAGTCCGCGTCGAGGCCGGTATGCGGCTCGACGACATGCACCCGGTCGGACAGGTCCCGGGACAACTGCTGCAGCAGCCGGGTGTCGTTGCCACCCATGGTCACCGAGATCGCCGCGAGGCGTTCGGCGCGCTTGCCGACGATCAGCTCGGCGATCGCCTTCGCGTCGCCGAGACCGGCCCACACCGGCTGGCGCAGGTTCGTGCCGGAGCGTCGGCCGTACTTCGTGATCGACGATCCGTCCTCGACGGTGACCACGACCGTCGCGACGGTCTGCAGCAGGTAGCCCCGGATCTGTAGGCCGTCCAGCGTGGCCGCGCCCGACGAGGCGGTCAGCACGAGGGTGGTGGACTCGCCGTCGGTCCGGGTCATCGACACCGTGACCGTGCCGGTCACCGTGTAGTCGGTACCTGAGACCGGGGTGATCGCGCCGACGAACGGACTGTTCCCCTTGACGGTCAGGTTCAGCGTGTCTCCCGACGCCAACGAGACCCGGCCCGGCGAGGTCCACACCAGGTCGAGCGACGGAGTCTGTGCTCGCACCGGCACCTCGATGGAGACCGAGTTGATGATCTCTTTCCAGCCGTGCGAGTACGTCGCCGGTGCCGAGAAGCACGGCTCGACCCCGGACGCCCGCCACGTCGACTGGACGGTCTGTGAGGCGGTCCGCAGCAGGCGGTGGTGCCGGTCGCGGAAGACGACGCGGCCGCTGTCGTCGGAGGTCAGCAGGGCGGCCGGGCCTTCCGAGTCGACCAGCGCCATCGCCGCGTCGTAGGCGTCCGCGTTGTCCAGCCACCAGTAGTCGATGAGCGTGGCGCCGGGGTCGATGTCGCGCAGTGCCGGCGACCAGCCGATCGCGTCCAGGATCAGGTGGATCGCGTCGCCGGTGCGCACACCCCGGTACATGCCCGTGGAGATCTGGATGCCCTTCAGCCGGGCCATCGGGTCCAGGCATGTCACCCGGACCGACCGCTCGGAAATGTCGAGCTTGAAGTCCACGTCATCGATGTGGCCGCGAAACGGCGTGTAGGTGGTGCCGCTCAGGGTTGCCTGGACGCGGACCTCGCGCGCCGGGACGGCCTTGTCGTAGAGCGCCGAACTGGTGTTCTCGGGGCTGTAGTCGCGGCTGATGTTGTTCAGTTCGAACTCGGCCTCGCCGACCTTCACCGGCGCCAGCGCCCGGTTCGCGTCCCGGCCGTACGAGCAGGTGACCTGGGTCCGATCGTCGAGCACCCGGGTGGTGACGTCGTCGTACGTTCCGGTGAAGTCCCCGTTGGCGTCCCAGTCGATGTGGACCTTGTAGGTGCCGGCCATCAGACCCGCCCCTTCGCCCGCAGCGTGTCGATCGTCTGCGTGATCTTGTTTTCCAGGTCACGCTCGCTGACGACGTAGCCGGCCTGGACGGTGACGTTGATGGTGCCGCCGCCACCACCCGCGCTCGAGCTCGACCAGGCGCCGGGCGTCACCCGCTCCGGCTTCCAGTTCTCGCCGAACGAATAGGTGTTGCCGGAGACGCCGACGCCGTACACCGGCTCGCGGATCGTGCCGCCGTGCTCCATCGCGACGTGCAGGTGGTTTTTGTGCAGCGGCCACTGGTGCGGCATCGCGTTGTAGTGGCCGCGGGTGATGCCGTAGTCCCGGCTCTTCGTGCGGTGGATCAGCTCCAGGACGCTGCCCTGTCGGGCCTGGAAGAATTGCGCGAGCCGGTCCTGGTTGTAGCCCATGAAGTCGACGGCGCGGCCGGAGCCGTGCCACAGCGGGTCGCCGGGGCGGTAGCCGTTGCCGAAGTCGTACGGGATGCCGCTGGCCCGCACCATCGCGACGATCTTGCGCCAGATGCCGGAGTCGCCCCGCTGCGCACCCGGGCTGGACGGCCAGTCACCGAAGCTGGCCGTCGGCATCATGGCGGGGATCTTCGTGCGTGACGCGTCCACCGGGAACGGCATGACCAGTCCGCCGCCGGCGTACCCGCGGACCTGACCGGTCGCGTTCATCTCGTCGAGCAGGCCCGGATTGGTGGCCTCGATCTTGCGCCGAGCCGCCTTGTTGACCACGAACTCGTCGGCGTGCACCACGCCCGCAGGTTCGTACTTCCCGCCCGGACCGGTCCAGCCGCCCTCATGAAAGGCCTTGGCCTCCTGCTTGCGGAAAGCGGAGGCGGCACCGGACAGGCTGAGCTCGGGATTCATCGCCACCCGCTGGGCGATGAGGAGCTTCTCGAGCTTCCGGTACGCCGCAGCGTCGCCTTCGACCGAGACGTGCGTCTTGATCTGCCGGGCCAGGCTGTCGAGCTGGCCCTTGTAGTCCTTGATGCTGCCCGATGCCTTCGGAAGGCCTGGGGTCTCGATCGACGTGCCGACCCTGCTCGGGATGGCGCGGTACTTGCCGATCAGCTTCTCGACCTCGGTCTTGGTGTAGCCGAGGTGGAGCATCGTCTTGCCCAGCGTGGTGATTTGCGAGCGGTACTTCTTGTCCGCCTCGTCGACAGCCATGCCGTTGTTGATGTTGGCGTCGCGCTGCTCCTTGACCGCCTTGATCAGGTCTAGCGTCGCGGTCCGGTTCTTCTGCCCGGCCTCGGAGTGGACATCGAGGGTCTTGGCGCCGCTGGCCAGCTCTTTGTTCGTCGAGACCAGGGACTTCTCGTACTCCATGGCCGCCTCGTCGGCGCTCATGTAGCGGCCGAACAGGTCGTCGAAGGCCTTCTTGAGCTCCTCCGCCTGCTCCTTCTGCTTCTCCATCTGCGCGGTCGTCGCGGCGGTCTGCTCGCTCAGCTCGCCCTGGGCCCCGGCGCCGCTGTGGGCAGCGGCCTGGAGATCCTGCATGCCCTTCCACGCGCCGGGCAGCAGCTCGGCCAGCTGCTCGGTGTCGAGGCCCGACTTGGTCAGGATCTCGTTCCACAGCTCGCTGGCCTTCTTGGCGTCCTTCTGCGTCGCGATGAAGGCGCTGAAGCTCTCGTCCAGGGCCTTCATCTTCTCGGTCGAGTCGCTGAACGAGGTGCCGAAGGTCCACTCGCTCAACGTGTCGAGCCCTGGAACGTATGACGAAAGGTCCGCCAGCATGCCCGTGAAGCCGTGCGTCGCGTCGGAGGCGTACTTGGCGTTCTTGCCGAGGGACTCCAGGTCCTGGCCGAAAATGTCGGTTAGGCCCTGCGTCATCTTGCCCGTGGTCGCGTACTCCTGGAGCGCGGCGGTGAGTTTGTTGACGTTGACCGCAGAGTTGCCCATCGAATCGAAGACGGCGCCGGCCACCTCCAGGCCGACGAAGGCGACCGCAGCCCGGCCCGCCCACTTCGTGGCCGACTGCAGGCCGGTCGCCGCGCGAGCGCCCGCCGGGCCGACCGCGTTCAGCTCGGCGACCGTGGAGGCGATCGCACCGCGCGCCTTCACCCAGGCGGCACCGCCCAGCAGTACCGCAGCGGTCAGGCCACCCATGACCGTCACCGTCGCGGTGACCCCGGACGGCAGCTTGCCGAACTGGTCGACCATCGACTCCAGGGACTGCGTCAGCAGCCGCAGGCCACCGTTCGCGCCGCCGCCGGACTGGATCAGCAGCGTGTCGAGCGAGCCCTTCAGGCGCTCCATGTCGCCGGCCAGGTTGTCGGTCTTGACCGCTGCCGTCTCGGCCGCATACCCAGCGTCGTTCGTCTTCTCGATCCAGGACTGAATGCCGGCCGCGCCCTGCTCGTACAGCACATTCGCGGCCCGGGTCGCATCCGAGCCGAAGATCTGCGCCATCGCGTTCGCCCGCAGCTCCGGGGTCAGGACGCTGAGCTTGTCCTTCAGGTTCTGCGCGAAGTTCGCGATGCCGACGAACTGGCCGGCGGCGTCGTAGGCGCTGACGCCCAGGTCCTCCATCAGGTCCCGGGTCTTGCCGCTCGGGGCCTGGATCGACTGCAGCATCGTCTTGAAGCTGGTGCCGGCGTCGGAGCCGATCAGGCCAGCCGAGGCGAACGCGGCCAGGGTGCCGGTCGTCTCCTCGATCGACAGGCCCGTGCCGGAGGCGATGAGGCCCGCCTGGTTCAGGGCGGCGCCCATGTCGGAGACCTCGCCCTGCGCCTTGCCTGCCGCGGCGGCGAGCAGGTCGGCGACGTGTGGGACGTCGCGGCCGGACAGCTTGAACTGGGTCATCGCGCTGGCCGCGGTCTCAGCGGCCGCGCCGACGTCCATCTGGCCGGCGGCCGCGAGGTCCAGGGCGCCCTTGAGTCCGCCGCCGAGGATGTCGCTGGTGGAGACGCCCGCCTTGGCCAGCTCCTCGATCCCCTTGGCCGCCTCGGTCGCCGAGTACTGGGTGTCGGCGCCGGCCTTGATCGCGGCCTTGCGCAGCTGCTCCATCTCGCCGGCGGTGGCGTGCGTCGCGGCCCTGACCGAGCTCATCTGCTTGTCGAAGTCCATGAACGCCTTGACCGCGACACCGACCCCGGCACCGATGGCCAGGCCCATGATCCCGGCGCGGTCGGCGATCTTGTCGAGGTGACCGCCGGCCGCCTGCTGGCTGAGGCCCTGGGAGAACGACTTCGTCGACTCCCCGGCGCGCTTCATGCCGGCGACGTAGTTGGTGACGTCCGCGGTCAACCTCACGCCGACGGTGCGTAGAGCCACGAGCTCACCCCGCCTTCATGTCGATGCGCCACAGGTGGGCGGGGGCGTTCGGGTTGGGCTTCTTCGGGTCGGCGATGGCCCGCTGCGCCTCGAGCTGCGCCAGGCGGGCGCGGCACGCCGTGCGGCTCGCGGAGAACTCCGGGCCGCCGTCTTCGTGCGAGGTGGTGTCGGCGAGCTTGTGACCGCATCCGCACGGGCACAGCTCGGCGCGGTAGTCGGCGAGCGCAAGGACTTCGGCTCGGTCCTGCTCGGTCCAAGCCGACTCTCGCGTGGTGACCGACCGGATGAGCAGGCCGTTCTCGTACTCGTGCTCGGTGACCTCGGCGGGCTCACGGCCGTCGAACTGCGACGGCGGGATACCCAGGCGGTCGGCCGCTTCTACTCGGGCTCGGAACTCTCCGTCGGCTCCGATGCGGCGGACCAGAAAGGGACGTCGGTGCCGCCTCGATTGACGAACCAGCAGGCTGCCGCCAGCTCTTCGAACTGCTGCTCGTTGAGCTTGTCCATGAGGTCGTCGAAGCCGTCGTCGTCCAGCACCGGGTCGGCCAGGCACAGGCGGGTCAGCGGTTCGAAGCCGGTATCGGCGTTGAAGCCGAAGACCTTGTCCTTCTGGTCCGGCTCCCCGCTGTCGTCGATCCGGATCGGGTGCTCGGCCTTGAAGGCCCGGTACCGGCGGGGCGGCAGAGACCGTACCCGGAACGGGTAGACGTTGGCCTGCATCTCGGCTTCCAGGTCCCGGATCCGCTCGACGAGCACGCCGGTGCCGTCGCCGGCCAGGCTGTCGCCGGCGTTCTTCCGCATCCGTTCGACCTCACGGACGACTGCGAGGTGGTCGGCCACGAGGTCGCCGCGAAGGCAGATCGGCACCTCGCGCTCCTGCTGCCGCGCGCCGGCGATCAGGGCCTCATAGCTCGGCTTGGCGACCGCCGTCCCCGCCTTCTTAGGTCGTGCTGGCATTGCTTCTCCCGTACCCGATACCCGATGGGCGCCCGGCCGGCGTCGGGTGGCACCGGCCGGGCACGAAAAACCGCCCCGGTCGGAGGCGGCGAAAGAGGGTTGGTGAAGGTCAGGCGACTGCGGCGCGGAGCGACGGACCGGTACCGGCAGCACCAGCGGTGATCTTGATCGGGATCTCGTACCGCTCGAGCGTGTTCGGCTCGAAGTCGACGCGAGCGACCTCGCCGCACTTCGCCGGGTACACCTCGACGGCCTGCAGGGTGGCCCACGCGGTTGCCTGCGCCACCGAGCGGCGAACGACCAAGAAGCCGGCGGTGTCCTTCACCAGCGTGGTGAAGATCGTGTCGGTGCCGGACTGCTTCTTGAGTCGCACCTTCGTGCCGCTGAAGCTGACTCGACCGTTGTCGACCGCGTTGAACGTGCTGGCCAGCGAGGACGTGTCCACGTCGGCGGTCTCCGGCTGCAGGCCCATGAGGCCGTCGGCGGTGATCGTCGAGGTGAGGTCGATGCCCGCGTTCAGCTCGGTCGTCGTCGGGGCGTTCTGGCTGGCGATGGTCGTGACCCAGTAGACCCGGATCTTGCCATCACCGGTGATGTCCGGCATCTACCTACTCCTTCTTGTCGCCGCTGGAGGCGGGCTTGGGCGCGGGGGAACTCTTGGGCGCGACAGGCTCCGGCGAACCAGGCACCGGCGGCGGGCCCGAGGGGCGCCAGCCCAGCTCCTCGTGCAGGACGGCCGCGTCGTGGACCAGCACGCCCCGGCCGTGGTGCGCTTCGTGCTGCACGTGCTGGAACTCCAGGCCGACCGGCTCGGTCGTCTCGGTCCAGCCCTGCACGCGCACCCAGTAGTCGCGCTCTGCGGCGGTGCCCACCACGGCCTTGGCGTGCTGGTGGTCGGCAATCCAGTACTCGGTCATCGATGCCCCCTAGGCCCGGTACAGCTCGTAGGTGACGCCGGTCAGCGCGCCACTGAAGGTGACCGTGGCGACGCCGGTGGACGCGTTGACCGCCGTGTTCGGGACGAGGATCATCCGGACGCCGGTCGCCGGTGCGGCGACGGCGGTGACCGTCCCGGGGTTGCCCTGAGCGGTCGAGCCGGGGTCGAGGATCGCGACGTTCGTCGAGGTGCCCGTGGTGATCACGCGCATGTAGACGCCCGCCGTGCCGAAGCTGGTCGCGGCGATCGTGTCGGACGCGGACGGTGTGATCGCCGACGGCGTGGTGCCGGTGATCACCACCGACTGTGATGCCTGGAGCGCCATGCGGCGCACCCCCTTCTATGCTGGGCAAATGAGGATTGAGGGCTTTCGCCGCGCCGAGCCGATGAAGCTCCCCGAGCCGGGCGACCTGGTCTATATCCAGCTGCAGGACGGCTCCCGCGTACCGCTGATCACCACCGTCAGCGAAGAGGTCGAGGGCGGGACGTGGCGGCTGAGGATGCTGGTCGACCCCGAGGCTCAGGCGGGGACGCTGGTCCAGCCGTAGACGTCGACCTGGTCCATGACCAGCGGGCCCGTCGATTCGTCGCGCCGCGGCGGCTGACCCTCGACCCAGCGGATCGGGAAGCATGCCCGGCCGGAGATCGTCAGCGTCACGTTCAGCACCAGCGCCCGGACTCGGCCAGCGATCGCCCGGGCCGCGATGGCGTTGCCGCCGACGCAGTGCACGTACACGCGGGCGTTGATGACGTCAGAGTTCAGCGTCAGCGGCACCTTGTCCGGCGCGACCAGACCGTCGGGCGTCTCGATGTAGAAGTAGACGAGCGCGTACTGCCCGGCCGGATCGGCCGGGACGGCACCGTCGTAGTGGGTGAGCTGCCCGTCGGCGGTCAGCAGCGCCAGGAAGGCGTTCGCGTGGTCCTGGATCGGCCAGCTCATTCGAGGCCTGCGGCCTTCACGGCCAGGCCCTGCATCGCCTTCTCGAACCGCGGCTGCTCGGCGGCCGCGGCCGGGGCCATGTACGGCTCGGGCGCGTTCGTCAGCGTGCCGTTCTCAGGGATGTGGCCCAGGTTTCCCTGCGGACGGGCGTGGTCCGGCCCGACCTCCGACCATCCGCCGTGCGGCGTCTCATGCGAGTCGTAGTTGATCGCGGCGGCCAGGCGTGGCAGGTACTTCGAGCCGGCCCGGCGCCGCTGGGCGTCGCGCTTGATGTTCAGCGCGCCCTGGCCCACGACCTTGCGGGCATCCGCCGGCGCGACACCGGCAGCGCGGTCGAGGTCGTGCGCGAGGACGTCGAGCTCGCGAGCGTCGAAGGAGGCGGGCATCAGGACGTCCTCTCGGTCACGCCGACCCGGCGCGCCGACTGGTCGGTCTTGTGCGCGAGGTCGCGGACGAGGAACACGCGGCCGACGAGGTCCGCGTCTCGAGAGGCGGTGATCGTGATCTCGTCGCCCACCTTCAGGCCGGTGACCGTGACGGGCAGCTGCACGGTGAGGCGCAGCAGCAGCTGGTAGTCCTCGCCGGCGTCGTGCTGGGCGGCCTCGGCCTGGCGCTGCTGCACGCGGCACTTGCCCGCGTAGAGGGAGGTCCAGGTCGGCGTGATATCGCCGGCGTCCTGGTCGGTGCTCGACCCGGCCAGGCGGCGGATCGTGCAGGTGTCGGCCATGCCCAGCACGGCGGCGGCCTGGGCGCGGGCGAGGACGCTGTCGCGGCTCATGACAGCCCCACCCACCAGGCGGTCGACCCGCCGGACGTCGCACCGATGTTGGCGGGCACGGTGCCGGCCGTGGTCAAGCCCGAGTTCGCGGTCGCGTACCGGGCCGTGCCCGCGGTCAGTCCGATGTTGAGCATGGAGCTGCCCGCGTTCGTGTTCCGGGAGAAGGCCGGGCCGGTGGTCCCCTGGTACCAGAAAAGGACCTTGTACCAGGCATTGGTCGTCACGCCCTGTGGCGTGGACAGCGGATGGACCTTGGCTCCCGTGTCGCCCCATCCGTTGGTGCCGGTGTTGTGCAGGCTGGCCGTGATCGCACCCGCACCCAGGAGTGCCCCGGCATCGTTGTAGAGCGCCATGTAGCACTGGTTCGCGGTCAGGACCGACCCGGCCACCGTCACATGCACATGGATGTTGGTGACTACGGGGCCGAGCGCGCGGATCCTGACCACGTGCGCCAGGCCAGCCGTGGGCACCACGGTCCCGGCCTGCTGGTGGATCGGGTCCCAGGTCCAGCCGACGAGGCCGTGATCCAACGGGCTGGGCATCGGGTCCGCCAGGTTGTCCACGTTCCCGAGCCCGACCATGGACTTGCTGATGCCGGCGACGGTGCCGGTGAACGTGGGACTGGCCAGCGGAGCTTTGGCGTTGAGCTGGACCTGCAGGCCCGCGACATCGGAAATGCCGAGAGCGTCGATCCGGGCATCGACCTCACCGAGCTGGGCGACGGTGGCGTAGGTGACGCCCTGCTCGGCGGCACCGTCCCACTGGATGACGTCGGCGAGGTTGACCGTCGGCGTGCCCCGATCGAGCTGCACAGTGCCGTGGCGGACCTGACTGCCGGAGCACACGGTGACGGCGTAGCTGAAGTCCTGCGGCGTCCATCCGGTCGCGTTGGTGGCCGGCACCTGCAGGGTGCCGGTTCCGTCTGCGGCGAACGTCGCCGTCTCGTCGACGTAGGCGACGATGCTGTCCGCGGCGGCCCCGGTGAGCGGCTGCAGGTCGTAGCGCAGCCGCGCCCAGCCGGCCGAGCCGCCGGCGGGAAGCAGGTCGGCGCGGACGTTGACGGTGATCAGGGTCAGGCTGGCGGGGAATGCCACGGTCGTCTCCTGCTCTTTGGCTCGATCAACGTCCGTCGCCTATCCAGTTGTCCCGGTCGCGATGATCAGGCGAGGAGCGGACCGCGGTAGCCCTCGGCGAGCGACCGGGCTGACGCGGTCAGCTGCAGGCCACCGCCGGACGCGACGTAGCGGGCCGCGTAGTCGTCGATCGACTCGGATACCAGCGCGCTGATCGGCACGTCGTATGCCTGGCCCGCCGTCTCGAGGACCGCGCCCTTCACGTCGTCGGGGGCGGTCGTCTCGCCGTGCATCAGGTCCACCTGGGCCTCGTCCGGCGGGAAGTTGCCGCACACGCCAAACCCGGACTGTCGGTAGAGCTTGCCCTTCACCAGCGACCAGCCGGTGATCACGGTGCCGTTCACCCGCACCTGCGCGACCGCGGTGATGGGCTTGTACGGCGGCTCCAGCACGGTGCGCCCGTGGCCGAGCGTCGTCCAGGTGGCGCCCGACGGCGCCCACATCGTGTCGGCCACCCGAGAGAACTCTGCCGACGCGATCTGCAGCACAAGGGTCGCCGTGGCTCCGGCGAGGGTCTTCTGCAGGTAGGACTCCAGTTCAGCGTTGGACGCGTACTGCACCATCGGACTCGGCCTCCCGCACCGCTTCGAGGAACACGCCCTGGTCGTGCCGCAGCCGCTCGTCGTACGTCATGCCGGCGCCGCGGCCGTGCTGCGCCCAGTGATGGGTGAACGCGAAGTCTCGTCGCACGACCGTCGGCCAGCCGGCGCGGTGGCCACGCCAGGAGATCCAGTTGTCGGTGAAGTAGTGGATCGGCAGCACCGGCCCGATCGCCGCCCACTGCTCGCGCGACATGAACGGGACCACCGACATGGGCACGACCGCCCAGTCCTCCATCTCGACGCCGTGCAGCCCGCACGAGTCGAGCCGGCCGTGCTGGTTGATCACACGCGGGGCGGGCATCAGTCCGCGCTGGACGACTTCGAGCGCGGGGACGTCCCAGCCCTCGTGCGGCTCGAGGTCGTCGGCGGTGAAGTGGAGGTAGTCGCCGGTCGCCCGCGCGGCGCCCGCGTTCCAGGCCGGCCCGACCGCCGGGTGGTCACGCTCGACGATGATCTCGAAGGCGCTGACCGTGCGGGACTCGTACGCGGCGACGCAGCGCTGGAAGTGCTCCTCGCGGCCCCTGATGGTCGGGATGACGATGGAGATCATGCGACCAGCCGCCCGTCGGCGTCGTGGCGCGCCACCCACTCGTAGGTGAGCTTCATGCCGTCCGCGAGCGAGGTCTGCGGCGCCCACCCGATCGCCTCGAGCTTTGCCGACGACAGGCGCTTGACCAGCGTCTGCGCGGTCGGCGGCTCGACCTCCGTGATGAGCGACGGCGGTGCGTCGGCGATCGCGCACGCCAGGTCGGCCACCTCGAGCATCGAACGGTGGTCGTGGTCGCCACCGATGTTCCAGACGCCCGGCCGCTCGAGCGTGGCCAGCATCGCGGCCATCGTGTCGCCGACATACGTCCAGGACCGCGACGAGCCACGGTGCACGGTGATGGGCAACCGGTTGTGCGCCGCGAACAGGAAGGCGTGCAGCGCGTTCAGGCCGCGGTAGCCGACCTTCGCGCCGGGCCCGTACGGCATCGAGATGCGCCAGATCGTCAGGCCGTCCGGGTTGTAGAGCTGGCAGGCTTCCTCGCCCCACCGCTTGCTGACGCCGTAGAGGTTGTGCGGCAGCGCGTACGGACCGTCCTCGGTGCACACCTGGCCGGTGTCGCCGTAGATCTCCGACGAGCTGGCGTAGACCATGCGGATGCCGACCTCGCTGCACGCCTGGGCGACGTTGACGGTGGCCTCGGCGTTCGATCGGACCGAGTCCTGCCGGTCGTCCTCGCCGAACAGGCGGCCCGTCCGGGCCGCCATGTGCACGACCAGATCAGGGCGAGTAGTTGCCAGTCGCGACCGGAACGAGGCTCGCTCGCACAGGTCGAACAGGTCGTACAGCAGCGGGCCGGGGCGGCGGTCGTAGCGGTTAACCGAGTGGCCCGCCTCGATCAGGGTGCGGGTGAGGTGGGTGCCGAGGTATCCGGCCGCTCCGGTGAGGGCGATCTTCACGACGTCACCTCGGCGCGGTCCTTCAGGGCGGCGTCGATGGCACGCTGGCGCAGGTAGTCGTCCTCAGCCAGCCACACCGGCTTGTGGTGCGTCGCCTCCACACCGGTGTGAACGTGCAGGGGAAAGCCGAGCGCCCCCGCCCGCATGCAGAACGACAGGTCCTCGGAGGTCATCTGCCCGAGCGACGGGTTAGGGATCCGGTTGTACCAGATGGGGCCGTGCTCCGCGGCGATCTTCTCGAGGACCGTGCGGTGGATCAGGAGGCACGCCGAGCCGGTGCCGGCCACCCGGGTGACGGTGTTTCGCGCGTAGTCCCAGCGCACCGAGAAGCCGGTCTTGCCGTCGACCTCTTCCCAGTCGAAGACCGTCGGCGTGGCCGTGCAGCGCCAGCCACCGCGGCCGTCAGATTCGGTCTGGCGCTGCGAGAACGCCAGGGCGCCGACGATCGGCCGGTGGTCGGCGTCGGCGGCGGCCAGCAGCCGCTCCAGCGCGTCCGGGGCGAACCCCATGTCCGTGTCGATCCAGAACAGCCACTCTGCGGTCCGCTCGGCCAGGAACGTCGCGACGGCCTTGTTGCGGGCGTCGACCAGGCCGTCGGTGCCGCAGTGCATCGAGATGAAGCCGCCGCGGACCACCCGCCCGGCATTTGCGAAGTCGAAGCCCATCAGCTCGACGATCGAGTGGTGCCACGAGTACGAGACCCGCTCGGAGTGCACGTAGGCCAGCGCGACCGTGCCGGTCGGGTCGACGTCGGGGACGTCGGGTTCCTGCGTCATTTCGGACCTTTCACGTGGATGGTTGTGGATGGTTGAGCCTCCGGCCGGACGACCATCCACGAGCGGCCGACCGGAGACGATTGGGTCAGGCTCGGCGGGAGGTCCGGCGCTCGCCCGGAGCGGCCGTGGCCTGCTCGACGGGGGCCTCGGACATCTCCGGCGGCGGCGACGAGAACGCCAGGCCGTAGCGCGGATCGTCCGAGAACATGCCCGGGTGCTCTTTCACCACCGCGTCCTCGACGTGCCAGTGCTGGCCGCGGCGCACGGTGAAGCTCGCACCGTTCGCCAGCGGGAGGGTCGCGTCGGCGACCGGGTACACGACGTCCATGGGTGAGGCCTTCCGGGCATGCGAAAGCCCCGGACGGATGGTCCGGGGCTCGCGCGGTGGATGGTTACTTGTAGCCGTGCTCGTTCAGCTTGGCGTTGGCCTCGCGGATGCCGGCGGCGTCGCCGTTGGAGACGGCCGTCTGCTGTTCGGCGAGGATCTGCTGCACGGCCGGGTCCGTCGCGCCGGGCGCGGCGACCGGCTCCGGCAACTTGGTGCTGGCCTCGGACTTGTCGGCCGCCTTCGCCGGCGCCGACTTCTTCGGATCGATCGAATCGGTGGACAGGGCCACGCGGTCCTCCTGCTTTTCAGGGGATGGCGCCTGGGATATACCCAGGCGCCGCCCACTTTCTACGTGTTGGTCAGCAGCCGGAACGCGAGGTCGTTCACCGAGTTCGATCCGATGCGGCTGTACGCGAACCATCCGCGCTGCCCGGTCGGCACCGCCGGGCCGGAGCCCGCGGTCACCTGCTGGAACAGCTGCGGCACCAGCTCGACCTCCATGCCGCCGTTGCGGGCGACCACGAAGTTCGAGAAGTCGCCGACGACGGCCACACCGACCGTGCTCGATGTGGTCGTGGTGGTGTCGGGCATGTACGGGTCCTCGTACACGGCCTTGTTCATCAGCTGGCCGGCCCACTCCTCGGGCAGGTTGACCGTGTAGCCGTGGAACACGTTCGCCGCGCCCAGCTGCCGGATCGCCGTGTTCACGCCGACCGACATCAGCCAGGCCGCGTTGCGGCGGAACCGCTGCGGCAGCACCTTCCACACGTTGTACGGGTCCTGCGAGTTGATCGCGCCGGCCGTGGCCACCCGCACCCGGACCGACGCGTTCGCCGACAGGGCGGTCAGGATGCCGAACGGCTCACCCGAACCGGAGCCGCGGGTGAATTTGTCCACGAGCAGCTCGTCGTAGCCCGCGGCGAGCAGGTCGGACATCTCCGACGCGAAGGCCGGGTAGTCCATCCCGACCTCGATCGAGAACGGGATGAAGCCGCGCGCCATGTGCACGTCCACCGTCGGCTGCGCCAGGGTCGGCGAGTTGTCCGTGGCTGCCGCGGCCTCCGTCTGGAACGCCCAGGTCACACCGGCCGAGCTGACGCCCTTCCACCGGTTCGTGTTGACGGTGACCTGGCGGGCGATCGACAGGAACGGGTTCCCGCTGCCCTGCGCCGTCATGATGATCGACGGGTCGATGAACACCGGGATGCCGAAGCCACCCGCTGCCGACGTGAAGTCGGCCATCGCCCGGTATTCCTGCCAGGCCTGGACGGCCTTGCGCTCGTCGTCGTCGAGGAACGGGTGCGGCTGGGTGACCAGCTTCATCCACGCCTCGCGGTAGTGCTCGTTCTCGGTGACGAGGATCCGGCGGGCGATCGTGGTGTCCTTGCGGATCTGCCGCTCGACGTGCTCGCGCTGGTCGTCCTCCAGCATCGAGCCCGCGTCGCGGCTGTCCAGCCGGCGCAGCGCGCCGTCACGGGCCTCGGCCGTCGTCAGCCGGCGCACGTCGCCGTACGGGTCGTCGCTGCCGGTCTTGATGTTGGCGAGCGCCCGCTGCACGGCCTTCGGCTTGCGGCTGAAGATCTCCTGCACGGCCCGGTGCTCTTCGATGCGCTTGGTGGCGATGTCGCGCAGCTCCAGGCCGTAGGCGAACGCCTTCTGCTCCGCCGGCGACTTCTCGCGCAGCTCGCCGGTGTCCTCGTCCTGATGCATGGAACGCAGGTGCGCGTCCAGGACCTCGATGTACTGGACGAGCTCGTCGGGCGTCTTGCCCCGCAGCTCGTCGGGAACGGCGGAGGCCTTGAGGTCTGCGACGTCCTTGCCCTCGAGCGAGCGGGTGATCTGCTCGGCGAGATCGGGGGCGCCGCCCTGGGCCAGCCAGACGGGGGCGCCGTTCTTGCGGTAGCCGAGCAGCTTCGGCTTGCGGCTGTGGTTCACAGGATGCCTCTCATACGGAGGGCGTCGTGGTCGACGCGGGAACGAACTGAAGTGGGTGGCCGCTCGCCGTTCCCTGGCTGCGTGCCTTGCTCGCCCTCGGCGGCGCTCCGCGCGCCGTCCTCGGTGAGGTCTATGCCGCCGTGCGTGCGAAGCTCTTCGGCGAGCTCGCGGAGCATCTGGCGGTGCTCGTCGGGGGTCAGCTGCGCCAGCAGCGAGCGCACACCGACGGAGGTGTTGTCGTAGGCCGGGAAGACGACCGGGCCGAGCTCGTACAGCGGGTCGACGCGCAGGATGGTCCGCTTCAGCGGCCCACGGTCACCCGGACGCCACAGCAGCTCGGACAGCTCCTCGTCCTTGACCTTCTTGCCGTCCTTGTCGACCCAGCGCTCCTCAGCGACGGCGAACCGGAACGACATGCCGGTGATGGACTTGCCCTCGATGGCCTGCCGGATCGGCTCGACCACCGGGTTGTCGAACAGCCGCGCGCGGACGAACAGGCCCTCGGTGTCCTCCTTCAACTCCTCGATCGAGCCGATCGGCACCGACCCGGTGCGCTGGTCGCGGCCGTGGTCGAACTGGAGCACCGGGGTCCGCTCGCGCAGTGTCTTGCGGAACGCGCCGGGGGCGATCTCCTCGAGGAAGTCGCCCTCCCAACCGCGGATGCTCGTCGGCGAGTTGAACACTGCGCCGTAGCCCTCGAGCGTGCGGCCGTCGCCGGCGTCGTCGTCGGTGGCGCGGAACTCGACCGCGCGAAGAAGGATCGGCGGCGCCGTCTGGGCTGTGGTCACTTCGCCCCTCCTGCCGGGGTGGTTGCGGGTGGGGTGGAGCCGGGGACCTGCAGCTGGACGGAGACAAGGCCCGAGTGGACGAGCTGGCTCATGTCCTGGCCGATGACGGCCGTCTTCGCCGACTCGGCGGTGAAGCCCTCGCGCACGAGCTGGCCGATCGTCGTGGCCTGCGTCTGCGTGATCGCGGCCGCGTCCTTGGCGTCCTCGCGCAGGATCGGCATATCGGTGGTGTCGAACCACAGCTCGGAGTCCGGGTAGCCGCTGCGGTCGGTGGGCCGCGTGAGAATGGACTCCAGCGACGCCGAGAGGTCCTGCATCGACGGGTAGATCCAGCTGTCGGCGAAGATGCGCCGGGCCATGCCGAAGTTGCCCGCGTTCAGCGACGACCCGGCCAGACCCTCGGAGATGCCCAGCAGCGGCGCCGGGACGCGGCCCAGCATCGCGATGCGCGTCTCGCCGGCGCCCTGGGTGGCCTTGAAGTCGAGCTGCTTCAGGTCGGAGCCGACCACCTTGGCGTCGGCGCCGAGCGCCAGGTAGAGGGTCTTGTACGCGTTGGCGACGCCGGCGTGCTTCTCCTCCATCGCGTCGACGATGTCGCTGAAGATCTCCTTGGTCGCTGCCGGAATGCCGGTGACCACCATGTTCGGCGTCGCGCCGTTGGTGAAGAACTGCAGCTTGTGCTGCGTCGCCGCCCGGTCGCCCTGGATGTCTGCCAGCGCGGCGGTGATCCACGACTGGCCCATGCCGGGGCACTCCGGGTCCGGGATCGGCGACCAGTGCGCGAACTCGTCCGGCAGCAACGTCTGCATCTGACCGCGGCCGGAGCCGATGCCGCCGTTCTGGTAGATCAGCCCGAGCAGCTCGCCGTCCAGGGCGGTCGCGGCGATCTCGTCCGGGTCCTGCTGTGACCCGAAGATCAGCCCGCACCAGTCCGGTCGCAGCACCCGCAGCCGGTCACGCTGCCGGACGACGAACGCGTTGCCGGTCAGCCCGGCATGCCATTCCATCGTCGCCACCAGGTCCGAGGTGGTCGCCTTCGGCCACGGCCGTTCCAGCAGCGACAACTCCCGGTTCCCGAATGTGCGCCGCGGCGTCGACGGGTGGCTCGGCAGGTTACGCCAGGTGAACCGCATCTGCGACAGCGTCAGCGCCCGCACCATCTGCGCGGCGAACGCTGGCGGGCACGCCCGCAGGGCGGCTGCGTAGCCGGGCAGGGTGGCGGCGACCTGCTGGATCTTCTGCCCGGACATGGTCGTACGCAGGCCGCCGTACGAGTAGTTCGAGCCGTTGTAGTTGAACTGCGATGGCGCCAGGAACTGCGTCAGCCACTGGTCGGCGCTGAAGCGCTCCTCGCCCTTACCCGCAGCGGCGATGCGCTCAAGAAGGCCCACGCCGACCGCCGATCGGCTTGCGGCCTTCCTGCCAGCCCAGACTCACGGCGCGGCCGCACCAGCACAGCGCCGGCCAGGCCGCGGCCGAGGCGAGCCAGCCGGCGGCGAACAGGACGGCACCGATCGCGGTGGCGGCGGCCCGCAGCGTCTTCGCGACCAGCCAGCCGGCCGCGAAGAGCAGCCAGCCCAGACCCGCCGTGACCAGGCGGCCGATCTCGCGCCACTGCAGCCGGGCGTCCGGACTCGTCGATAGGACGGCCATGGATTTCCTCCTATCGCCAGGACGCGAAAAACGGCTGCGTCTCTTCGGGGATCAGGGCGCCGTCCTCGATGGCCTGCCCGCGGGCCGCGTAGGCGAGCACCGCGGCGACCGAGGCGTCGATCAGCTGGCCGTCGCCGCGCTTGGCCATCTTCATGTGGTACTGCGCGATGCTCTCGTCCTCGCCGGGCCGCGGCTTCTTGCGCGAGCCCTTGACCAGCACGGCGTTCTTGCAGTGCTGCGTCAGCGTCTCGTTGCCGTCGTGGGCGATGTCGCCGGCGGCGAACGCAGTCGTGAACCGCTCGATCGCCCGGTCCATGCGCTGCTCGACGTTCGTGGGGAACTCCACGACCTGCTTGGGCCACTTGCCGGCCCAGGTGTCGAGGTAGTCCTGCCACCGGTACGGGTCGGCGAACATCAGCACGACGCCGTACGCATCGAACGTCTGCCCGACGACCTGGTCGACCTCGGCGGACGGGACCTTCCACTGCGCGGCATCCTTGGGCCGCTCCCAGACCCGCAGCGTGAACAGCTTGCCGTCCGACATCCGCGAGGCGATCAACGCGGTCGCGTCGCGGAACTTCGAGCCGTCGAAGCCGAGCGTGATGCGCTCGCCGGGCGCCAGGGTCTCGCCGTCGCCGGCCGCCGCATCCCAGGCGATCGGGTCGACGAACACGGACTCACCCACGACGATCTCGTTCAGGAAGAAGCGGCGCCGGTCGGCCTCCATGTGCTTCTTCGACCGCGCCTCGCCGAACATGCGGCCACGGATGTTGACCCAGCCGCCGCGCTCGCGGGCGCTGTCGCCGTACTGACGCAGCAGCTCGGCGTAGAGCGCCTCGTCGTCGCCCAGGTCCTCGACCCGATGCGGCTCGATCGTGTCGACGTACGTCCGCTCGTCCGGGTTGTCGCCGGTCACCTGAGCCTCGGAGCCCTCCGAGGGATCCCAGGCGTTGGTCATCTCCAGCCAGCGGCCGTCCATGCCGGCCACGTTGCGCTTGACGGCGCCGCACACCTTGCGATGACCGCCCTGCAGCGTGAACAGGTGCGTCTCGGTGATCGTCACGAACGTCATCGGGGCACCCAGCCGGGCCCGGGCCGACGTGGTCGCCGGCTCGATCTTCCCGCCGCTTGGCAGGATGACCCGGGTCTCACCGATGTCCATGCCGGGCTCGTTCACCAGCGGCCCACCGCGCAGCATCCCCAGCAACGGGCGCCAGGTGTTCGCGGTCTGCTCCTCCGAGGTGCCGAGGCAGACGATCAACGGCGACGGGTACGGCGCCCCCACCGGCTCCCCGTCGGCGGTCCACCCGTCATGGCGGGTCGGGCCCAGCGCCTCGGCCGCGATCATCGCCGCAGCGAACGGGTCCTTGCCCCACTTCTGCGACCGGCGCAGCTGCCCGCCGGTGTAGCGCAGGCTGTCCGGGGCCGGCCAGGGGGCCGCGTGCGGGTAGAGCCGGTAGTAGTGGACCAGGAACGTCCACATCTCGTCGGTGAGCTTGTACGGCTCGCCCATCCGGTAGCCGTCGGCCAGGACGAGGTGCTGCTCGATCCACTCGCCGACGTCGTACCCGAGGGTCGGGAACTCGCCGGGCTCGGACGGACCGCGCCACGGCATCAGCTGGCCGTCAGTTCACCGGTCGAACCAGGCCACCACTCAACGTCGATTGCGACCTTCGTGATGCATGTCGGCGCATGCCCAGCAATCGCTCGGCAACGCGGGCAGGCGGTGGCCTCCGGAGTCAGCCAGCGCTGCGAGGCGTCGCTTTGCGCGCGCTGCGCCTGCGACAATCCCAGCGGCTCAGCTGGGTCGGAATCCCCGCGCGCGACAGTGATCGGGTCCACCAGCCACGGCCACATCAGCCGACCGCCTTGATCCGGCCTCGCGCGTTCGCGGTCGACTCCTGGCGCCTCTCGGCGACCTCGTCATCCGCGATCCGCCAGCGCAGCCGCAACATCGCCAACGGCGACAGGCCGAGCCGGTCAGACCACTGACGAGCCTCCTTCGCCGAGTCCATGTCGCCCAGCTCGGCGAGCACCTTGTGGCGCACGTACTGAGCGACGTCGCGCAGCCAGCCCAGCTGCTCCCAGGCGATCGACTGAGGTGTCGTCCACAGGTCGTCCCACACCTGCGCCTCAAGGCGCTTCTGCTCAGCGAGCTGCCGCTCGAGGATCGCGAGCTTCTCCTCGGCGCGCTCAAGGTGGAACTCGACGGGCTTGCCCTCGGAGAGGTCGTACCGCAGATGCTCGACCTTGGCCTCGGCCAGGTCCCGACGGGCCGCCATCACCACGTCGGGGATCAGCGGCCATTCCGGGGCCGGGCTGCTGCGGCCGCCGGCGGGCAACGCGGTCATGGCGACGGTGGCGTTACGGCGGACGCGCTGCTCGGGTGACTTCGGTGGGGGCCCCATGCCAGCCATGAATGTCACCCCCTGTGATGTCACTAAGAGTTGCGGTTCCAGGTGGGACTACCAAGAGTGACCGGAATCCGGACCTCAAACCCGTACAGATCGCGAGGGGGATGCCCCAGGGGTCCTGCTTTCCGCCAGATCTTGCGTCACAGCCCCCTCCCCCTACCCTCCGTGACACTGACCCATCCGGCCCAATGTCACTCAGAGTGAGGTGTGACTGAGCGTCAATCCTGCGCACCTCGGTTGCAGTGCGCGTGTTCGAGTCGCGTGGCCTTCGATGTGCGGTCGAGTCGAAGTGGCGCATCGTCGGGGTGACCAGCGTCCAGCTCCTGCGTAGGCCACATCGGCTCGCCGCAGCGTGGACACGCAGCACCAGGCACGAGCTTGGCCAGCAGGTCTACGCGGATGGCGTCGTGCTCGCTTGTGTAGCCACGCTGATGACGGTTGCCTCGGGCCTGGTCGCGGGCTCGGCCCTTGGCGCTGGCGCATGCGCCACACCGCGAGTCGGAGCGGTCGGTGAGCCGGCCGCAGGGCTGGCCGGGTCGTCCGAGGCAGGGGCGCATCGGCATGTGCGTCTCCGCGGGTGGTTGCGCTGGCGCGATTCGAACGCGCGACCTACGGGTTATGAGCCCGCCGAGCTACCACTGCTCCACAGCGCTCCGGATACGACGAAGCCCCAGCGCTGAGCCAGGGCTGAGTCGAGGTCTGGGCAGGGTTCGCCTGCCTGCTGAGCTGGAATAGTAGCGCTAGCTTGCCGCTTCGGCAACATCACCTTGCTCGTCCAGCAACGCCTCCACCAGGTCGAACGGCTGCCCGTACATGTCGACGAGCATGTCGATGTGGGACTGGAGCTGATCGTCGAGCCGGAAGTCCTCGCGCCTGGCATCGGCGCTGATGCGCAGGTGCTCGAACTGCCTGTGCCGCACACCCTCCAGCGGGAAGCTCCCCGGCTCGGCGGCGAGCACGTCGCCATCGGCTACGCGAAACGCGTCCATCCGAACGTATATCTGGCTGGTCGTCCCGATCTTGACCACGCCGTCGCGGATCCGGCAGTAGTAGACCACCGCTGCACGGCGGGCCCGGTCTCGGCGGGGTCCTCGTTCGTACCTCTCCTGCGCCTCCGCACGGTGGCGCTCGTTCAACGCCTCCTCCTCGAGCCGGCGGGCCTTGAGGAACTCGACTCGCTCCAGGTGGGCAGCGATCTGCTCGGCGGTCTCCGGGTAGACCAGGGCGTTGCGGGAGATCTTCACTGCGCAGGGCTCGCACGTGATGTGGTCCGGCTTCTTCGGTCCGTTGCAGACTCGTTCGCCGAGGTAGACCGTGCAGTGGTGCTGGTCGAGTCGCGGCAGGCCGGTCAGCCTGACGCCCGCGCCGCATCCGCACCGGAAGGCACCAGGTCCGGCAAGCGTGTTGGGCTGCATGGTCCGTCCGCAGCCACAGCGGACCCCGATCTGAGTCACGGCCGCCACTCCTCGCGGTAGCCCTCACGCCCGGCGTACGGCAGAGCGAGCAGCTTGACGACGTCCTCGTGGGCCGTTACGTAGCCGTCGCGGAAGTCGGGGTCCTGCGTGCCGAGAGCTTTCATCACGCCCGGGTCGGCGAGGTCCAGCATCCGCCGCTTCGCCTCGACCTCGGCCTGCCAACGCGTGGGGCTGACGAAGATGTCCACGCCCGCTAGCCAGTTCGGCGGATGGCCCTGAAAGATCGGGGCCGTCTGGACGCGCCTCGTCTCGCGCTGCATCGCTGCGACCTTGCGCTCGTCCTCGTCCAGCTGAGCGCGCAGCCAGGTCACCAGCTCGTCCATGCCGGTCATGCTGCCACTCCTTCGCGGTTGCGCTGTCGTCGTGGTGTCTGGGCCAGCAGGTCGAGCACGTCGCCGAGCAGGTACGTCGACCACCCTTCGGGCTCCTCGCCGTCGCCGACGTAGTCCTCGTTCGGGATCCACCCGCGGGCGGTGATCCTCTGCCGGTCCGGCCGCGTCCACGTGGTGATCAGCGCCCGGATCTGCGGCTGCGTGCGGTCGGTCCAGTACGCGCCGAGCCGGGCGCACTCGGACGCGGTGAACAGCCGGCCGCGCAGCGCCTTGCGCAGGATCTCCCGGGACTCGGCCACGTTCCATCGCAGCTTGCAGGTCGGTACCGGGCAGGTGACGGCGACCTTGCCCCGTGGCGCGTACAGCACCTTGCCGCAGTCGCACATGCCCACGAGCTCCTGGTCGGCGGGCCGGTCGACGAGGCGCGCCAGGTCGCGGCACGCGTGCTCCAGCTCGGCGAAGGCCTCCCCCGCCTCGGGCCGCTTGCGCAGCCAGCCGGTCTGCGTGGCGAGCCAGGCCGCGGCGACAGCGACGTCCGATGTGGGCCGCCCGCCGCGAACCTCGCGGCAGCTGTCGTGCTCGCACCAGCCGGCCGCGCACGGTGGCCCGGCGTACGCCTGCCACGCGGGCAGGTCGATCTCCTGGGCCTCGAGGACGTGCCGGGTCCAGGTGCCGATCGCGTTCTCGATGGCGTCGTATCGAGCCGCGGCGGTGAGATCGACGGGCAGGGGTTCACTGGATCCGCCCCGGGAACCGCCCCCATATCGCGTCTGCCGGGCGATCACGGTCTCCGCGTCCTCCGCATGCCCCGCGGCGATCACGAGCGTCTCAGCGAGGCTCAGGGCGTCGGCCGGGCACGCGTACGCCGTGTCCGCCATCGGCTTGCCGCAGACGATGCAGGTCGGGGCTGTCACGGTCGCTCCTCCGAGGCCTGGTAGTCGAACTCGCCGCGCGGTTCGCGGCAGCGGTGAGAGCGGATGGTCATGCCGTCACCGGTGAGCCTGCGGAACTTCACCCAGCCGCCGAGGCCGCCGTGGACACGCGGTGACCAGAGCCAGATGATCTCGGCGTCGCAGTCGTGGCAGGTCTTGGTATCGGGGATCGGTCCGGTCTCGCTCACGCGTCCTCCCGGTTCAGCTCTACGACGTACAGCGCCCGGTAGCGCTCCGGGTACTCGGCGGCGAGGCGGGCCAGTGCCCGGTCGCGTGCTCTGCGCCGTGCGAGCTCGGCCTCGCGTACTGCGGGTCGGCTGCGGTATTCGCGCATGTAGGCGGTCGGGTCGTGGCTCATGCGGCCCTCCGATCCGGAGTCAGCAGCCCTGCCCGCACGGCGCGCTGGTAGGCGACCCGCAGGGTGCTGAGGTTCATGCCGAGCCGTTCGGCGATCTGGCGTTTCGTGTAGCCCTGGCCACGGAGCAACTCGTAGTCGGCGATGAGGTCGTCACGTTTGCGGACCTCGGTGGGGAAGTCGCACAGGGTGCCTTTGCGGCGATGGTGGTCGTAGCAGTGGCGGCAGAGAAGGCGGGAGAACTTCGGCCGGCCGGGGTGGCAGCTGGCGGGCTGGGCGTGCACGAGCACGAGCGCTCCGGTGCGGCCGAGCAGCCGCTGTGCGGCGGCCTCGAAGTCGCCGAGCTGGTCGCGCAGGTCGATCACTGGGCCACCTCCTCGGCGAAGACGCGCGTCCCGTCCATGCGCCACACGCCGCGCGCATCGCGGTGCATCGCGAGGGCCGTCGGGGCGATGCACTCGCCGCCACGCCGGTGCCGGTCGAAGCCGGTCACCGACCCGAAGGTGATGTGGCAGGCGGCGCAGTGGGCATTGGTCGGGCTGGGCTGGATGCAGATGACGAGGCAGGTCACGAGGTCCTCCGGGAGTTGATCGGGATGACGGGGGCGAGGCGGGTCGGGCGGTCGCGGAACTCGGCGGCGGGTGAGTTCTCGGGCTCGCGGTCCGGGTCGGCGATGGCTTCGCTGCGGCAGAGGCGGCAGTTGGTGCCCAGCTCGGACGGGTGGCTGCGGCAGCGCGGGGCGTCGCGGTCGAGGTAAGGGCTGGGATCGTCGAGCCAGTGGTCGGTCACATCGCCTCCCGGGTGAAGAAATCGACGACCGAGCCCGCCTGCCCGGCGTCCGGGCCTCGCGCGTTCGCGTGCGGGAGTGACTCACTCTGTTGGTCTTGGGCTGGGGTGAGCGGTCCGTTGGGTGACTTCTGCTCGCCGGTCCCAGGAGCCGAAGGCGAGTGGGGTCGTCGGGGGTCTGGGGGCGGCGCGCCCCCAGGGGCGGTTCCCAGGGCGGTTCTATGGGTGGTTCTAAGGGTGGTTTGGGGGGCGCTGCGTCCGTGACATCCGGACACAGAATCCGTGACGTCCGGATTTGAAATGCGTGACGTCACGGATTCTGAATGCGTGACGGTGACCTTGTTCGATACATCAGGTTCGATGGGCTGGCCGCTTTCGGGCGCCGAGGATTCGGCCTTTCGGCGCTCCCGGAGGCGCTGCTGCCGAGCCGCGTCCGCCTTGCGCCGCTTCTCGATCCGGGCATCGACGACGGGCTCCACAGCGGGCTGCTTGAGCGACATGTCGACGCGCCACCGCACGGTGCCGACGTGCGAGAAGCCCTCTCGCACGAGTAGCCCGGCGTCTTCCAGCCTGCGGTCAGCGCGCTGGATGGTCCGCTCGTCGTAGCCGGTGGTCCTCATCAGGTCGGCCGGCCCGGCGTAGGTGTTGCGGCCGTGCTTGTCGGCTCGCTCGGCGCGGGCGAGCAGCACGAACCGCGCAGCCGTGTCCGGCTTGCCTGCGGCCGTCAGCAGCATCGGCGCGTCGTACAGCGCCCAGCGGACGGCTTCGTAGCTCATTGATTGCCCACCCAGCCCGTGAGGAATTGCACGGCGTTGCGGGTAGACCACAGAGGGGCAGGCCATGCGATAGTCACAGCACGGCTCCTTCCGGTTCGGTCAAGCGAATCGGGGACCTAGCGGCCGGATTGGGCGTTAGCCGCGCCCTTTCCGGTCCACCCAATTCTCCCAGCTCACGGCACATGTCAATGCGCGCCGCGCCGGATCCCGCTGTTCCGTGGATCACCATTCACCTCGTGCTCTATCTGTGCTTGTGCGTATTCCTGCATGGAGTCGGAAATGCGCACGGGAATTGCGGCCCGGCCGCGATCGGGGTTGGTCTCGGCCGGTGTCAGGCAGCTCCTTTCTTTCCGCACTTCTTGGCGTGGATCGTCAGCAGGGTCATCAGCGTTTCGAGGTGGAAGCTGACGGTCGGGTACTGCGTGCCCGCGATGTGCTGACCGCAGGTCTCGCAGCGCACCGAGAGCGGCCCGTCCGCTTCGACGACGAGGCGTGGTTTGTGGCGCTGAAGCCTTCCGTTGCTCACCCCTCACCCCCGTCCTCGCCGATGCGCCGGCGGTGCTCGGCCTGCTCTGGCACGTCGGGCAGCGTGTGGTGGGCGTCGCCGGGCTCGCCGACCAGCTGGCAGCGGCAGGTGGCCCGGCCGGACTGGTCGAGCGGCACGGTGGGGTCGGCCACGAACAGGTGCGGGCGGCCGGTGGGCTTGGGCTTCATGTCCGGTCCTCGGAAGGCAGCTCAGCGATGCACTCGCCGCACTGGCCCCATCGGACCGGCCTGTCGGGGTGCTCGCGGCAGCAGATCGGCTGAGCGCCGCGCGGCAGGATGACGTACTCCCGCTCGACCAGGGCGAGCACGTCGCCGATCGCGGCCTCCATCCACGGATCCAGGGCGACGCCGTCGGGGATCCCCATCCGGCCGCGCACGGCCCGCCGCATCTCGTCGGTCACCTGAATCACCGGGCACCGCCGGTCAGGTCGAGCTGCTCGGTGCTGGCCGGCCGCTGCTCGTCGATGTGCATCCCGGCCGGGGTCACGTCGCCGGTCGCGTCCTCGAGCAGCAGCACGCTGACGGCGACGATGGGCCGGTCCGGGCCGTGCTCCAGGTTGACCCGGGCGTACCTGCCGGGCTCCAGGGTGAGCACGACGTCGTCGCGGCCGGAGCAGCGCAGCATGATGCGTACGGTCACCGCGCACCTCCCGCGGCTTGGAAGTCGGGGCGCGTGATGTGGTCGTCCTGCGGCCTGTTGCAGCGGCCGCCGTAGACGCACCTGCCGGTGGTGATGCCGGCCAGGCATCTGCCGCCACCCGCGCGGAAGACGTGGTCGGTGATCGGCGGGCACTGCTCCGGCGTTTCGGTCTCGCTGATCACCGCGCACCTCCGGCGTCCGCGTGGCAGCGCATGCACCGGCAGAGGTGCGGCCAGCCGGACCATGTCCAGCACCGGTGGTCGATTGGTGAGCGCTGGTCGAAGCCACGGCAGGTGCGCGGCGTCCAGGTGTTCCCGCACCCCGGCAGGTCCCGTACGGCGTCGGCCGGGGTGCGGGTGGGCCTCGGCAGCGAGATGACGTCACCCACGGTCGACCCCTGCAGCCTGCCGGTGCGCGCGGAGTGCCATCGCCGCGGCCGCGGCGGCGAGCTGCGCCGGGCTGAACAGGTCGAGCAGGTCGTTCATCAGGGCCACGTTGGCCTCGATGACGTCCTGGCCGTCATACTCGGCCGCCTTGCGCAGAAGGCCCTCGACGGCGCCGCTCAGCTCACGGTCGAGCGTGGCGCGCAAGGCGGGGTGGATGTCAGCCACGGCGGGCTCCCTTCTTGGCGGCCTGTAGCCGCCGCTTGCGTTCGCCTCGGGGCAGCGCCAGCCAGTCGGAGTACGGCAGTCGACACAGCACCCGGGCGTCGAGCCGGGCGGCGTGGCGCGGCCTCATCGGTCCACCGCGCAGCCGCCGAGGCAGACGAACTTCAGCCGGCCGACGATGTCCCAGCGCGGGTTGCCCTTGGAGTCGCCGAGCGGCGCCCGGCAGCGGGAGCACGGCGGGATGTAGAACGGCCGGGCCGAGGCGACGGCGCGGGCGATGTCCTGCTTCCGTATCGCCTCCCGCCGGCTTCTCTGCGCCCACTCGCTGGCCCGGCTCACGGCGCACCCCGATCCAGGACTTCGCGGCCGAGCGGGGTCAGGTGCCACACCGGGTCGTCGGCGAGCTCGACCGCCCATCCGGCGTGCTCGACGGTCCAGGCCATCTCCGAGACGACCTCGGGCAGCCCGTCGAGGCGGTTGCGGTAGGCGGCGAAGGTGAGCGGCTCGGTGTAGACCTTGCGGTCGTCGATGTCGGCGAGCAGTTCGATCAGCGCCTTGGTGGGCTCCAGCTCAGCCATCGGTGCCGCCGATCAGGCCGTCGGCGCGCTCGCGGACCAGCGCCGAGATGACGGACGGCGGCAGGTCGAACGTCGGCCCGCGGTCGATCTCGTCGGCCATCACGCGCAGCCCGGCGGCCACGCAGGCAGCGACGATCGGGTCGCGGTGGATGGTGCCGAGGTCGCGGCCGATGCGGGGAACCATGGCTTCCTCGATGGCCTCGGCGGCGGCTGTGATCATCGCGTCAGCCATTGGGTGCCTCCTCGGTGTCGGTGGTGGGGCGGCTGGCCTGTTCGGCGGCCACCTCGGCGGCGATCTGCGCGCTGCAGCGCGGGCACGTCCAGTACGGGTGCTGCTGCAGCGCCCTACGCAGCCGGGCCGACTCCTGCTGTGCGCTGGCCAGCTCGGCGCGGGCGAGGTCTTGTCCGGCGAGCGCGGCGTGCATCGTGGTGGTCACCTCGAGCAGCTCCGACCGGGCCTCGTCGCGTTCCCGCTCCAGTCGCTCGGCGCGGGCGCTCAGCGGGTCGACCTGCTGCTTGAGCCGGTCGCGGTCCTGCCGCATCCGTTCGAGCTCGCCGTCCAGGTCGGTGTAGCGCTCGTCGGCCTCGCGCAGCTCGTCCTGGACCCGGGCCGTCTCGGCGGTAGCGCTCTCGTACAGCGCGGCCAGCTCGGTGGCCGTGGATCGCGCTGCGGTCAGGTCGGCCTGGCTCGCGGCGAACGCGGCCTGGGTGTGGCGCAGCTGCGCGGAGGTGGACAGCTCGGCGGCGGTCACGACGTCACCTCGCAGGTGCCCTTGCGGCAGCGCCTCGCGGTCCGGTGCGAAAGCCACACGCCGCAGTCCCGGCAGGTGGGCTTGCCGTTGTCGTGCCAACGCAGGTGCCACTCGGCGCCGTGGATTGCGCGGGTGCGCGTCGACCAGCCGATGATGTTCGGGCATCTGACCGGGGCGTCGATGTCGATGCAGAGCACGGCCCAGCCGGACCCAGCCTTGACGACCATCGCCTGCCGCCCATCCTCGCCTGCGATGGTGATGTCCCGGGCCGTCACGACGCACGCCCCGGGATGACCGGAGTCGTCGGGCGCAGCGGCAGGGCCGAGGACGGCGCTAGCAGGTTCCGCGCGTCCAGCAGCCGGTTGAAGAGCGCGGCATCGCACTCGGTGCCCCGGGCGCGCTCGTCGCGCATGATGTTGTCGAGCGCACGGACGCAGGCGTGGATGCGGTCGCGCGCCACAGACAGCTCGGAGGCGGCGGGCGGCGACGGGGGCGGGGTCGGGACTGGACGGCGTCCAGAAAGGCTGAACATCAGGATCTCCCGTCCTGGTTGAGCTGGATGAGGACCTTGTCGAGCGCGGCCACCTGGGCGGCGGGCAGCTCCACGACCGGCTCGCCGAGCAGCTGGAGCCCGGCGATACGCAGCCAGGCCGCGTCCACCTGGTTGTCGTCGGCCAGCTCCAGGGCGAGGCGCTTGTAGAGCGCGACGGCCATCTCGGGCTTGCCGGCGTTGCCGCGGCCGGTGGCGAACTTCTTCAGCGATGCGGGCGGCAGCAGGACGTACGGGGTCTTCTGGTTCAGCAGCACCAGCCGGGCCGCGCCGTGGACCATGCCGGTGATGCCCGCGCTGTGCGCGTGTGTCGGCAGGTCCTCGATCACTACGAGGTCCGCGCCCCGGCCGGCGACCGCCGTCAGCGCGGCGATGTAGACCAGGCGCTCGTCACCGGGCTGCGTCGGCTTGATCGTCGTGCAGCGACCGTCGGCGTCGCACACTCCGGTGGCGGTCATCGACAGATCCAGCCCAACGACGCGGGCGCTCACTGGTCGCCGCCCGGCACCGGTGCGGTCTCCGGCCAGTCGTTGCCGTCGGTGGGCTGCGGAGTGGCCGGCTTCGTGCCGGCGATCTCGGCGGCCGTGACCCGCTCCGGCGCGAACTCGTCCTCGATCCGGGCCTCGCCGCGCGCCACGGACTTCGCGATCACCGACAGCTGCGCGACGTCGTGCTCCGTCCATCGCGCCGAGTCCCGGCCCAGCTTCTGCTCCAGCTGCATCTGGGACACGCCCTGACGGCCGAACGCGGCGATCCAGTCCGCGATCCTCTTCGGCAGCGGCACACCGCCGCCGTCGGCCAGCGTGTTGTTGCAGATCTCCTCGGCCTCGTCGACGAACCAGGGCGGCAGGATCGCCCAGATCGCGGCCCGGAGCCGCCGGGCGCCCATGTTGGCGTTGTTCTCGTAGACGTCCCGCAGGTCCGTCAGCGGCTTCGGGCCCTGCTTGGTGTCGCGGATGTGCGGCACCACGAAGATCTGCGCCGAGCGGGTGTTGCGCTCGACGTCCCAGGCGTAGGCCTGCATCTCTGAGTAGCCGCCGGCGTCGTCGCGGCGCAGCTCGGAGATGCCGTACTGGACGTTGCCGAAGCAGCGGGCCAGCTCGCGGGCGAGGTGGACGGTGGCGCCGGTGACGTTGCCGCCACCGCGGTTGTAGCGGAAGAACGCCCGGTCGGCGAGGCGGGGCTGGCGGCAGGACTCGCGCATCTCGGCGAGGGCCTTCTGCATGTCGCGGGGGCACTGCTGTGCGACGTGGACGGCGGCGGCGACCTCGGCGGCGGCGCGGGACTGCTCGATCGCGGTGGCCTGGCCGAGGTGGGTGGGGGTCGGCGTGCTGGGCGTAATCCGGTCGACGGCGTTCGTCATGCGGTCACCGCACCGGGCGCGTAGTAGTCGGCGAGCACGCCGATGTGCGACTGCGCCATCAGGACGGCGGTGCCCTCGTCGCCCGCGCACAGGATGATCTCGGAGGTCCGGGCAGCCTCGTCCGACCGCTTGTAGCCTTTCTCGTCGGGCTCTTGCGGCGTCATGGTTTCGAGCCGGATCGTGATCCGGGCGTAGGACTGACTCACCAGATTGCTCCGTTCAGTTCGCGGGTTTCCCAGGGCGGCAGCTCGGCCAGCACGACGTCGTCGGCGTAGCCCGGCCAGCGGTCGTTCTTGATGCACTCGGCGTAGAGGTCGAGGGCCTGGCGGCATCGGATCGCGCCCATGCGCATCGCCGTCGGGTCCGGCTGCGCCACCGTCACGAGGTACGGCTTGCGGGACTCCTGCACGATCAGCAGCGCCGCCGCCTGGTTCTCGCTGCACAAGCCCAGGGCGACGCAGCCCATCAGGTACCAGGCCAGCTGCACGTGATAGCCGAAGTCGCCCATCGTTCGGCCGACCTTCTCCGGCGACGCCCCGTACTCGCCCCCGGCGTGCTTGTAGTCCGTCAGCAGGAACCGCTTGCCGGCCACCGGGTGCTTGAGGAAGTCGACCAGCGCCCGGCACATCACCCCGGTCCGCTCGTCGCGCCAGATGAGCGCCTGCTCGGGAGCTCCGGTCGCCGGGTCGAGCAGGGCGGCCGCCACCGGGTGCTTGCGGATGGCGGCAGCCATCGCGTGCACGGCGTCGTAGTCGGCCTTCTTCAGCGGGACGTCGCCGCGGCCGCGGATCTCGGCGAGCTTCTCCTTCACCTTGTCCGTTCGCCACGCGTTCGGGTCCTGGCCCCACTCGTCCTCGACCGCGACGATCCCGGGGCCGGCCCCGAGCACGAGCTTGTGGGCGGCCTTGCCCTTCTCCCACGCGGGTTTCGTCTCGCCGCCCTCGTCGAGCCAGTGCTTGAACAGCGCCGGGCAGGACGGCGGCAGGAGCCTGCGTGCGCCGGTCGAGGACAGTTCCGGCCGGGCGTGGTACTCGGCCTCGGGCAGGTTGTAGACGCCCGGCCCGGTGACCTCGGTGGCCGGCGGCAGCGCGATCGGCTCAGGCATCGAACGGCGCCTCGGTGATGGCGAACGCCTTGGCGTCCGCGAGCCGAGCCCAGCCCACGCCCAGCCGGGTGCGGGCCTCGGCGTGGGCGATCAGGTCGGCGAAGGACACGCGGGTCTTGTTCAGCTCGAACAGCGCGGCGACCGTGTCGAGGTTGACCTCGGCAACCTCCAGCGACCGCTGGGCGCGGTCGAGGCACTCCGTGGCCGGCGCGCGGTGGTCGGCGCTGGTGTTCGGCTTCGGGTACTCAGGCATCGGACACCGCCCCGTCCCAGAAGATCCGGGAGTCGCTCACCGCGGCGAAGGCCCGCAGCACGGAGACCTCCTCGGCGGTGGTCACCTCGCGGCAGGGGTGCAGGTGGACGCCGTCGGCGTAGCAGTCGGCCTCGACCGGGATGTGCTCGACGGCCCGGAGCACCGCGCAGATCGCGGCGGCCTCCGGCTCGGTGAGGGCGTGCAGCACGGCGGTCATGACTGCCACTCCGACCTGTCGATGCCGAGCAGTGCGGCGATGACCTCGGCCTCGTTCAGGCCGGTGCCCCGCGTGCCCGCTTCCAGGCGGGTGATGCCGGACTGATGCAGCCCGACCCCTTCTCTCCGTAACTCGTCGGAGAGCCTCTGCTGAGACCAGCCCTTCGCCAGTCGGCGCACGCGGACGGCCTGCCCGAATCGCTGCTCCATGGTCGGCCTGTCGCCGAGATCGGCCTTCTCGACGCCGACGTAGGTGGTGGTCTGCTCGACACTGAACCGGACGGTGTGTCCGTGGTTCTTGGCGTGGGCGCGAGCGACGGGGCGTTCAGCGTCGAGGACTACGCCGGGGCAGTCATCGCACTGGGCGCGCGTGTGGGTCTCGGTCGTCGACGGGCTCACGCGTCGGCCCTCCGCACGGTGAAGCGGGCGCCGAGCTGGTCCGCGCGGGCGGTTCGGCGGCGTGCGCAGCCCTCGGCGACCAGCTCCCACCGGTGCTGGCACACCTGGTACTCGGCGCCGTCGGAGCCCTGGAGCATGACCAGCCAGCGGCGCGCGACCTTCGCGGCGGCCAGCTCGGCGAGCAGCTCGTCGCGGGGGCGGGCGGCCTGGGCGAGGATCTCGTCGGCGCTCACCACGCCACCACCAGCGCGACCAGCCCAGCGAGGAACTGGCCCGCCAGGAGTGTTCCGGCACCGACCAGCGCCCACGCCCACGGCGGGTTGGCGCGCCGGTGCTTGGCGCGGTGGTACTCCGGCCGGGGCTCGGGCTGCGGCTGCGGGTAGACGGTCGGCGCACGGTGGATGGCCGGGGCCGGGTGGCCGGTGGGCCGCGCGATCGGGACCGCAATGGTGGCGGCGGGTCGCGGCACCTCGGTGCTGGCCGGGACCGGGAAGAAGGAGAAGGTGGTCGGGTTGCCGGTGTCGTGCCGGCTGATCGTGCTGGTCATCGCTCGGGTCCTTCAGTGCGAAGTCGGGTGTGAAGTCGTTTGGTGGACCGGGGCCGCGCGGCCCCCCTAGTTCGCGCGGCCCCGGACCGGGTGCCCGGCCGGATGCGAGTCGGCCAGGCGGGGCGGGGATCGGCGGCGCTTC